AGGGGTAGTAATACGCCACCACGTGTTCATAGGAACCCAATCGTTTAAGGTTTGGGCAAGGCGTAGAATCTTAGTAGATTTATTTGGGTAGTAAAGGCTGGCTGACTCGTGTGCCGTTCCTTCCCAAATTGCCCCTATCAACTCTGGCATAGAGCCATCGAAGTAGTCTGTTGGAGCAATCGTGTCTTGCGCCATTACCATATCTATGTAAATGGTTCCAGCAGTTCCTTCGTACTTAACCTTTACGTATGTTGCTGTTGAATCAGTTGGAATAAGGATAGAGGTGTAGGTTCTTTCCCACGTGTCCGTTACTTCTTGAGAAACAGTTTCAGAATCTACAAGGTCATCATTAGCATCATATACTTCTAGAGTGACATCTACATTCGTTATATTTGCTGATTTCATATACTGAGAAACGTTAAAGTAAATACCTGTTTCTACAGGAAAACTTGAGTCGCAGTCTAATGTCCAAGCACCTGAAGCAACAAACTTTCCGCTAGATGAACCTGGATAACCTATCAGTGAAACATCTGCATCTTGGGTAAATGTTAAGCCTGTAAGAGTCCAATTGCTATCATCTACTTCAAACGATGGGTTTTCTACATAATTTTCTAGTGTTGGAGCAAGGTTAATTGTTACAGCCCGTGCTTCGTCATATTCCACAAAAGGAGTAGCGCCAACGTAAACCATGTCTACAAAATATGTAGTTGCTGTACCAAATAAAATATACAAAACTACATAGGAAGCATTGCTTGGAGATGTGTTTGTTTTACTAACTGTTTGCCAAGAATTTGTAGCAGAAATTGCTTGTGTAACATTTGAGATTACAGTTCCATCTTTATCGTAATATTCTATTTTTAACGTTGCGCTACCACTTGCTGGGCACTTTATGTTTGCCCTGTATACGTACTCGGTACTTGGGCTTATTGGTATTCCTTGTTTAATTGGAGCACTTAATCCTAAAGAAATACTGGCACTAGTTGTTGCTGCTATAACTTTAAGGGTATAAACCAAATCAATAGAGTTATCAGCATTATCTGGAACCATCTCATCAGTTGATGAAATTGTTGCACTAGAAGCAGCCCAACGTCCAACGCTTTCATAGAAGGTAGAGTCTTGAATAGTAAGCATTAAATTGGGAGAAACAGTAACTGTTGGAGCAAAACCAGTTAGTGACTCTGCGTAACTTGATACACCTAAAGTTGTGCCTTTATTTCCGTAAAGAGGTATTGCTTCACGAATAAGGGCACGTTGCCTAAGCATAGGTAGGTTTGGCTCAGGGTTTAACCCAACGTTTAAAACTTCTCCAGGAATAGTGTTGTAGTTTGAACTTTCTAAGTTATGTGCAGGACGTGCTAATGCAATTTCTGTCAACATTTGCTCGTAAGAAAACGCCAAGCCGTCTAAAAATTTGTATAAGTCTGACGCTTCGTCAATAACTCCTAAAGGACTTAACACAGAACTAGTTAGCACACGTGGTAGCAAATCCATCATTTTTGTAATTGCTCCAGTATTTTCTGGGACAACATCACTTATCTGTCCTGCTATTACCCAAACATCTTCATCAGTGTATAGAAAAACACGATAGTAAATATGGCGACCTGTATTAATAGGTATTTCGGTTGGGTTATCTACTCCATCTAAGAAAGATGAAGCAGCAACAGAACCTTCAAGACTTGACCCATCTAATGAGTTTTGCTCATAGATAATAACTCCATCTTCAGAAGTTTCAGGCCAAGCATTTTGATTACGAACAACACGAAAACGAGTAAAATCACCAATAGGCAATTGCCACGTTACAAACACTTGATTAAATTGAACTACGTTGATACCCATAGGTTCAACTGAGTACGCAAGTTTAGGTGTTAGACCGTATCTATTAACACCATATATGGAATATCCATACTTTGACATTTAATGCCCTTCTTTATGCGCCCATCATCATTAGGACAAATTCGTTTGCTCCACCAGAACTTTCGGCTACTGTAGCCCAAGAAGCATTAGTTCCATCTGTTGTTAAATACTTTCCACTGTTACCAGACTGTGAAGGAAGACCAGTAAAAGTTGTCCAAGCAAAATCGTAATCGCTACTTGAAGATTTTACAAGAACTTGACCAGAAGTACCGCCAGTAGGTGTTCTTGCTGAGTAAGCAACATTTAAACCGTACTCAATGTTTGCAAGACGGTCTTTTAGGCTATCCCAAGTGTAAGAAATAGTAGGACGGGTAAACGAACCAGTCCAACCAGAACTAAGAGTTAAGTATGTTCCAAGAACTGTTTGAACAGAGTTAACCTCGGCACGAAGAATGTTAACGTGGTCAGCCAAAATGGTGTCCGTAAAGTTAACAACGTCAGACCCGAAGTTACGTACAGAACCTGGGTATAAGGGTGATGTTGGCACTAGGTTATCCTCTCAATATCAATCTGTATTTTCTCGTCTTTACCTTTAATTTACTGCCTTAACTACGGGTGGCTATGGCTAATGTTTGCTTTTTGAGTGATTTGACTCTCCAAAGAAGCAATTCTGGTTTCATGGTCTTTTAACTCATTTGCCATAGCGATTAAAGTACTCATTAAATCAATCTCCGTTGTTCCATCAACTTGTTTTACAGTTTTGACGTAATCAGTCAAGGTAGAGATATTTACAGAGTTAGGAAGAGCCTTGATGTAAAGGCGCTTGCTTTCTCCTTTGTGCTTCCCAAACGAACCAGACCATGTTGGATACTCGTGGTCTCCTGCTTGAAAGTGAACCCAAACACCTTGACCAATTTCAGGAACTTCAGTGCTTATGTTTGCAGGTTCTATAGGCCACACCCAGTCAGTAAAATGCCCAACAGAAGTAGTTAACTCTACTTGTAGCCTTCGTTGTTTTTTAGGGTCCCTATTGTTGACAACTGTAGCCCTATAGACACCAGAAAAAGTTTGGCTTCCTGTTGACATTAAGAAAGAAGTCCTATGCTGATGTTATCTTCTTTAATACGGAAAATTTCATCTGGGTCTCCAACTAATGTGTTTAAACCACTTCCCAAAGGTCTGTGTAAATTGATGAGTTTAGCAATTTTGATACCAGTAACGTTGTTGTTTAACGTTGTCTCAATGTCTTGAACATAGATTGTTTGACCAAAAGTGTTGTAGTAATACCCGTAAAAGTTTGTAAGAACAGATTTAATAGACGCTTCAACTTCTGCTGTAGTGTATTGAGGCTGTTTTGCGTACTGAACGGTAAGAACAATGTCTACATACACAGGAGGTTGAACAGTCAATGAAGTTCCAATAAGAAGATTTGGAGCCAAAGCGGTCTCTACATCTGAAGCCAAAGTGTCGTACTCAATTGTTGTGTCTTGGTTTTCGTCAAGTCCTGGCTGTAAATCTGGGTCTCCTTGGTTACGTGATGGCGCAACGTAGAGTGTTACAGAAGTCCAAATGTCTGAAACTGCATTTGCTTTACCGCAGTTTGTAACTCCAAGAGCAAGGCTATTAAAATCTTGCAAAGTAATTGCACGAGTGTTTGCTCGAAGAGTCAATGGCGCAGCATAACGAATTTCTTCTAAAGATTCTGGGTCAGAACCACCAAACCCTACTTCGTCATTAGTAACAGTTATAATTGCTTGGAAAGCAATCAAATCATTTGTTGAAAGCCCTGGAACATACTCTATGTTTGTAAGAATTCCAGTAGTAACGTTACCTAGAACACCACCACCTACAGTGTAAAGAACTCTAATCTCTGAAAAATTTACTGGTATTGCTCCAGATACACCGTCTCCAAAGTTAACATAAAGGTTGTTGTCTCCATCACTTGTTACGGTAAACACTTGGTCAAAAGGATTAGCATCTACTAAGTGCTGTACTTGACGCCATTTAGAATAAGAAGCACCACCTTGAACGTATACTTCTAGCGTACCGTCAACCGCTGGGTTTTCTCCCAACACAAAAGATTGATTTGGAGTTCCTTCAGAAGTACCTACAAGTTCTCCAAATTGATTAGCGTAATCTGAAACTAGTGTGACACTACGACCTTCTTTTGCTGTCATGTCTGCAATTCCGTTGTCAATATCTGGGTCAATAAGCACGTCTGAGTCAGTTGTAAAGTAAACAGTGTTAACTGTATCTCCAATAATGACGTCACCAGAAACTACAGTTCCTGCAGGAACTGTGATTACATCTGTTTCTGAAGAGTTTGTAAATGTTAATGTAACGTTTGCTTGTCGGTACCCTGATGGAATGTACCCATAACTTTGAGCAATATTAAGGACGCTGTCTCTTTGAGTGGCGCTAGCAATAAACGACTCATTAACATTTCGGTCAATGTAGTACGACATTAAGTCACCCATATACGCAAATGCTTCAACAATAGCAACACCAAAATCAGCGGGGTTAGAGGCAGACCAATTTGGCAATCGGTCTTGAATACGTGCAATTAGTTGTTCACGAATCGAGTAATAATCACGACCCGTGTAGTCTAACGAAATAGGGATATCACTTGGTGGGACTATGCTCATATATTTTCCTCTACAGATATGTTATTTCCACTGATAAACGAAACCGCAACTACTGTGTTTGTAATCTCCCCATTTGGAAGGCCATAAACAATGCTGACGTTTGTAGTGTTTGTATACTCATCGTACGATGTGTCAACGCTATTGAACTCAAGTAATTCTAATTGAGATTGAAATGCTTGCTCAACTTCTGACTCAAGAGTAGTGTTGGCAACATCTGCGGTTTCCATAAACACAGAAGGAACCAAAGTTCCAAACTCAGGGTCTAAAATTCTCTCTCTTAAATTTGTGCCAATGACAAATCGAACTCTATCTGCCCAAATTTTTGATTGGTCTGTAGTAGTCGTTACGTTTCCGTAAGGGTCTATTGAAAAAGGTATAGTTAACGCTAACTCAGCCATTATTTACCTACCCATCTGCTAAGGCTAGTATTGAACCCGCCACTTGTTTCTTTTACTAAAGGTTGTCTAACGCTCATTGTAGGGGTTGAAGGGGCTTGTTTTCCACCTGTAGCCATCTCGTAAGCCACATCACGAGTACCAACTACTGATGCTTGAGTTTTGCGGAACACACCACCCTTGTTTTTTCCAACTCCATCAGTCATGCAGTCAAACTCTATTGTGTAACGACCATCAAAAGTAACAAAATGTTCGGCTCTTTTTACAACCCAAAAGCCATCTGAGTTTTTACCAGTACCATTAATTTCTACAGTTCTATAAGGAGCAATTCGTGGGTCACCCTGTCCTTTTCCATGACCAACCATAGAAAATCTTCCAAGATGAGCCATTCCTTCTGAGAGTTCTTTAGCCAATGCTCGTGACTCTGCAACTACGGTTGTAGAAACTTCTTTAAACAAAGATTCTTGAACATTTTCCCTAACGTTTTTTCCAACTTTAGTTGGCTTTGCAGTATGAGTATGGCTTTTTCCAGTTACAGGGTCTATTCCATGCAACACTTTATCTGTTTTTTTGTTTGAACTCATCTCTGAAAGGTCACCAAGTTTTGCTGTAAAATGGTCTAAAGTTTGTGCCTTAACCATAGTGTCAGAGTTTACGTTTCCGTCACTGTAAGACATAACTGGAATAATAGACATAAATTGGTCAATCATTCTGTCAATTCTTTGAAAGTAAAGAGTTGTTCCACTTACGTGTGCTTGAAACCCAATTCTATTTGCAAGTTCTTGAATTTTTTCCCACTTAGTAGTTCCAACCAATGATTGCATACCAAAACGAACGTTACTTTTATCTACAACTGCTTTAAGTTTGTACTGTTTACAAATATCTTGGACAATTTCAGGTGCAGTTTTGTTTTTCCATATTTTATTTCCACCTTCTTTTAGGGGGAAAGAAGCACCAACACCACGGAGCATAACGTTGCGGGATACAGTTGCTTGGGTAGTGCTGTCACCGTTGTACACATATCCTACCCATTCATTTTTTGCGTATTCAGTAGCCCATTTAACTTTAAACATTACCCCAGTTTTAAATGCGCTTTGAAAATGATTGTCAAAAGATGCGTAAGAAATTTCAATGACATCTTGTTTTCCCTGTTCTTGGGTAAGACGAAACCATTGAGGAGTTTGTTTAAATGTAGGAAAATCTGGAAATATAACTTGGAAGTTAGTTCCGTAACGATTTTGAGTTCTAGTATTCACGAGGAATCCTTAACTGCAACCCTGGCTTTAAGTCAAAAGGATTAAGAACATCTGGATTGATGTCCATAATTTGCCACCATAGGTGAGGTTTACCTAAAGTTTTTCCAGCAATCTCTTCAATTCTGTCGTTTTCAGTTACTTCATACCAGTAATAGGCTATGTTGTAAGTTGGAAACT